TTCACCAGCACTTTACACCGCAATGTTGGGAATCAGTGATTTTGTAGATGCTTCTAAAATGGGCGCAGGCCCATCTGGGCTATTGAACGGACAAATCGGGATGCTTTTTGGCATGCCAGTCCTACATAGTACAGTTATGGGAACTTCAACTTCTACAGGCGTGGAAGTTGGGTATATCATACACCCATCCAGTGTGAGCGCAGCTCGACAATTAGAGCCGAGAGTTCAATCAGAGTATTCTGTTGACTTTCTTGGAACTAAAGTCGTAGCAGACATGCTCTACGGAGCAGTGACGGTTTTCGAAGCTCGTATTTATGAGTTCAGGAATCCTTAATCACTAACAAAATAGGAACAAAATGGGGGGTGTTTTTCATCCCCCATTCCTAATTATGTTCAGAACATTCGATTATAAATGTAAAAATTGTGAAATAATCTTTGAATCCATGACTAAAGTGGATGAAAAGACTCAGTGCGCTTGTGGATCTACCGACCTTACAAAGCTAATGAGCGCACCTTTATTTGAATTAAAGGGTAATGGTTGGCCTGGAAAAGAGTTCAAGGCTCAATCTGACTGCAAACGTATGGCTAATGGCCAAACAATATAGGTGTAGTCTAATCCTCTTTAATTGAAGTCTATTAACAGGGGAAACTAAATGGCTAATTATAATTCAGATTACACTGGAGCGCAAATTGACAGCGCAGTATCCAGAGCAAATTCAACCGATGTAACCGCAGGAACAATCGCAGCAAGTAAGGCTGTTGTTGTTGATTCTAACAAAGATATAACAGGATTTAGGCATATCACTGCTACTGGTACGGTTACAGCAGCAAATATTTCATTAACAGGAAACGTAGACCTTGGTGATGCCAGTGGCGATACTGTCACGATCACAGGATCTATAGATTCCAACCTTATACCAGCCACAGACGATACTTATGATATAGGTTCAGCGACTTACGCCTGGCAAGATTTATTCTTAGAAGGTGATATCACATTCTCAGATGCGGGAACTATTGCCACCACAGCCGGGGACTTGACAATAAATGCCGGATCAGGTGAAATCCAAATGGGAAATGAAAATCTGACCCTGACAGGGACAATTGACAGTGGGAGTCAGGCAGTCACAGGAAATGTGGTCGCTTCTGGAACTGTCAGTGCAGAACAACTAACAACCACAGATGACTTAACGGTTTCTGGATTAGCAACTATCGGTGAGACTCTCGCAGTAACAGGCGTAGTAACATCCGCAGGCTTCACGATTGGCAGTGCAGCTATCGTAGAATCGGAATTAGAAACCATAGATGGTGTTACCGCTGGAACGGTAGCCGCAAGCAAGGCTATTGTTGTGGACTCTAATAAAGATATTGGAACATTTAGGAATGTAACGATTGATGGGACTTTTTCAGATGGCAACTATACATTCGACACAAGCGGAAACGTCAGTGGTCTTGGCACTATTGGATCTGGAGCAATTACTTCAACTGGAGTTGTTACAGGAACAGGATTCACTATTGGAAGTGCTGTTATAAATGAAGCAGAACTTGAAACTATAGATGGAATAACTGCTGGTACGGTAATAGCAAGTAAAGCTATTGTAACAGACTCAAATATAGACATTACAGGCGGTAGAAATATAACCATTAGTGGTGAGTTAGATGCAGCTACACTGGACATTAGCGGTAACGCCGATATTGATGGGACTCTTGAAGCAGATGCGTACACAGTAGATGGAACCACACTGGCTGAGTATATTGCAGACACAGCAGGGGCTATGGTTTCAAGCAATACCGAAAGCGGTATCACAGTAACATATCAAGACGGAGATAATACAATTGATCTTTCTGTAGATGCGGCACAGACAGGCATAACCTCGATTTATGCTACAGATTTAATTTTAGGAGAAGATTCTCAAACTGCTATTGATTTTGGAACAGCAAATGAGATTGACTTCAAAGCAGATAATGCAGCCAGGCTAACATTAACCGCTTCGGCCTTATATCCTGTAACTGATAATCAAATAGACTTAGGGACAAGTTCCTTAGAATTTAAAGATGCTTTCTTTGACGGAACAGTTACCTCGGATGCTTTTGCTGGACCATTGACTGGAGATGTTACAGGCACATTACAAACCGCAGCACAAGGAAATGTAACAAGCCTGGGAACGCTTACTGCTTTGACAGTAGATAATCTTGGTGTTAATGGGAATACCATTACAGCAAACTCAGGTGCTTTAAACCTTACGCCAGCAAGTGGTTCGGCTATCGTTTTAGATGGTACGATCAGCGTTGATGCAGGAGTCGTAACTGGAGCAACAAGCATAACTTCAACTGCGTTTGTTGGAAATGTAACTGGTACATCTTCAAAAGCTACAGTTACAGATAGCACGGCAAATACAAATTTCCCTGTCGTTTTTCATAACGAGTCTGATGGACTCTTAGATGACACAGGGGCTTTACGATATAATCCAAGTACAGGGGAATTATTAGTTCCCAAACTTACTGTCGCAGGAACTACCACTACAGCAGACACGGTAACAATGAACGCTGCAAATGCAGTCATCTTTGAAGGAGCAACCGCAGATTCATACGAAACAACTTTAAGCATTGTAGATCCTACTGCTGATCATACTCAATATTTAATTAATCAAGGTGGATATATTCCACTCTTGGCAGCATCCACAACAACTGCTATTTCTTCAACTCCAGCAGAATTGAACATCATGGACGGGGGGACTTCCGCAACCTCTACCACTTTAGCCGCCGCCGATAGAGTTGTGGTTAATGATAATGGTACTATGGTACAAGTGGCACTCTCCGACTTTGAAGTTTATATGGAAGCTAATCTCGATACAATGGGATCACAATTTACTTCGGCAAGTTCGTTAGCTACAGTTGGAGCGTTGAATTCTGGATCCATTACTTCTGGATTTGGAACTATTGATACTGGTTCAAGCACAATTACAACGACAGGATTAATTAGTGGTGGCTCATTAGATATTGATAATGTTTTAATCAATGGAACAACGATAGGCCATACAGATGATACGGATCTGATTACTGTAGCAGATGGTTTGGTAACCGTTGCAGGTGAAATATCAGTAACCACCTTAGATATAGGTGGAACAAATGTTACAAGCACCGCAGCAGAATTGAACATCTTGGATGGCGTTACTTCGACCGCAGCAGAAATAAACCTCATTGATGGCGGTACATCCAGGGGAACAACTGCCGTAGCTTCTGGCGATGGAATCTTAATCAACGATGCTGGGACTATGGCGATGACTAATGTGGACACAGTTTCTACATACTTCGCAAGTCATAGTGTTGGCGGTGGGAATATCGTTACAACTGGAGCATTAGCAAGTGGCTCAATCACTTCAGGATTCGGGACAATAGATACAGGCTCAAGTGCAATCACAACAACTGGTGTTGGAAGTTTTGGCTCATTAGATATTAGTGGAGCCATAGATGTGGCAGGAACTACAAACCTTGATGTCGTAGATATTGATGGTGCGGTGGATATGTCAAGCACTTTAGCAGTCAGCGGTCAAACAACTTTCACAGATGGAGTTCATTTCAAAGGTAGTGCTTGGAATGATATAATAAAAATTGGCGATACAAGCAGAAGTAATGAAGAAGAAACCTACATAACTAATGGAGAGGTTAGTTTCGGAATTTCTGTTAATGATGGTGCGAGGTCTTTATTATCAGCATATCATGATGGTACAGTCGTACATTTAGGTGAAGGATTTGGAGGGGGTCTTAAACTCGATGCCAACTCCCGCATCAGCCTATCGAATAATGATAGTTCTAATACTGGCAACACAATATTTGGTAAAAGTGCTTGGAATAATTCAAGTAATAATGGTTCAGATTATAATACGATTTTTGGTGAAGGAGTTATGGGAACTGGAGCTGTTGCTCTGGCATCTTATAATACTGCTATGGGGCATAATGCATTAAGTGCCGTAACAAGTGGTGGTGAAAATGTCGCAGTAGGTAGAAAAGCTATGATGGACAATCTTAGTGGAGCAAACAATGTTGCAATAGGAAACAATGCCCTTGAAAACACAACAGTTGCTTTAGCAAATGTCGCAGTCGGTCAAGAAGCGATGGGAGGCATTACAACTAATGCTGTTCAAGATGCAATTGCTATTGGTTTAGCAGCTTTTAAAGGTACGGGTAGTACGACTACTGATGCAAATGGCACAATTGCCATTGGAAGAGATGCTCTCAATGCCCTCACAACTGGTCAAGAGAATGTTGCTATCGGGTATCAATCTCTCGATGGGGCTCTGGCTTCAGATTTTAATACAGCGGTTGGGCATCAAACTCTTTCTGATGTTTTAGTTTCTGTAGATGGATACAATACTGCTATAGGTAATAGGGCTGGTAAAGCTTTAAATGGAGCTGGCTCAAGATATAATACGCTGATAGGAGCAAGGTCGGGGACATCTGGTACTACTGGTTTCGATACTAATACTGCTGTTGGTTGTTTCACATTAGACAGATGTACTGCAAATGCCAACGCAAATGTGGCTATTGGTTATGCGGCTATGCATGGTGATTTCGGAACGAATGATGTTACAAAATGTGTTGCTGTTGGACAGGAGGCCTTAGCATCGACATTAACCGTGACCGCAATTGGAAGCGTTGCTGTTGGTTTCAATGCTCTTGTTTCCCTCACAAGTGGTGTTGGAAATACTGCTGTTGGGTATCAAGCTGGCGCATTAGCAGTTACCGCTGCATGGAATACTTATATTGGACATCAAGCTGGT